TAAACCAAACCATCTAAATTTGTTCTTGAAGAACCTTGAAGGCGATACCATCTTCAATCTCCTGTATTGTAAACTGGTTGTCTGCAACCATTTTAATCCACTCGTTTATAGTCTTATGACCTGGTCGCATAGGTTTATTTATTTTAGCAATATCTCTTGTGGTAATAAAACTTGCAACATGTCTTTGATGAGTAATTGCTGGAACCATGTTCATAATACCGTCAATGGCAGATAATGACATGTTTGTTACTACACAATGACAATCTTTTAAATCATCTCTTATATCTGTATTCCAAAACTTATTACTCGGTCTTGGTTTATTTCTAAATTTTATAGGTCTATCGGTGTATTTTTTAATTTCTTCAGTAACTTGTTTACACCATTCGTCTTGTGTCAATCCGTTTATATGGTGTGTTACAGTAGGAGATGAAGGACACAATAATATATGATTTGTTTCACCTGTCAACCAACCCTTAAATTCTACATCTATGCCTTGCTGTGCTAATTTTGTTACTCTTGTACCATTACCAACTTTGCCTCTAATTGTGTGTATATTACCTTTACATATTCTAAAGTATGTATTATCATAATTGTTGATTATAGGTTCAGGATATCTAATAATCTGTTCAGTTAGATAACCAACATCCACATACCACCATTCTTCTTCTTTTCTAATACATTCAGCAATCTCTGGAATATTTCTACCTGCCAAACCCCAAAAGAAATGGATAGGCCTATCGCTGTCTTTCCAACCCTTTTCTATTGCTGGCCAGATTTGATGAGATAAACATTTATCCCATGCTATTTTATGTGTTATAATCATAATAATCTCTCATGTACTAAACCACTTTCAATCTCTTCTTGTTTCCATTGTGTATATGATAAGTCGTATAACCATTGTTTTCTCTCAAAACCTTTTATACTTTCTTCTTGTAAAATATCTAGTGAGTGATATGAAACAGGCCATGCGTGTGAAGTTCTTGACAATGCAATAGACGGTATACCCTCACAAACACTTTCTATCAATGCATTACTTGAAAAGGAAATAACAACTCTTGCACCATCTAAATCTTTTTGAAATCCACTACCACCATTTGTTTCATTCCAGTTATCATAATTTTTACTGTAAATAATTTCATTTTGCATACCTCTTTGATAATGAAATCTACTAAAGAAACCACCCTTGTTGCCTGCACCGGGGTCAATATTACCATATTTTTCTAAAAATCTAGGATGAAATCTTATAACAATAGGTTCGTTTGTGTGTGTTGCAATCTTCTTAACTACTGCATACAAATAATTAATATAATTGTATTGTATGTCATCACCTTTTGTATATCTGACTAACTTATCTTTTACTTCTTGTGTATATAAATCATTTAAACTTGTATCGCTAGGATTCTGTAAACAAATTAATATATAATCGCCTTTAGTTCGCCAAGGTTTTATATCTATGCCTTGTTCTTTCTGTATCATTTCCCAACGGTCAGCAGGAGAGTTTTTATTTTTAAATATTCCTTTGTTGTAAGTATAATCATTTAAACCTACTCTATAATAATAATTTTTATCACCTACTTGTATACCTCTTCTAAAAGAAGCACCCTCAAATACTATAACTGGTTTTTTAGTTTGTGAAATATAATCATATTGTTCGCCGTATGATTTGTAATAACCTTTTACACCTGTTGTTACATATGCGTCAGCCTTTTCTGTACCTGCCTTGTCAAAATCTAAAAGTTTATAAGATTTGTTTTTAGGAAATTGAAAGAAATTACCCTCTCTAAATGCACCATGAAAACCTACTATCTTCATTGTAACCTCTTAACTGTTTTATATGCTGTGCCATTACCTATTTCTTCCATAGTAAATTGACAACTCAATAAACTATCAATCCATTTTTCTACTTCAAGTCTATCAGCATAATAAGGTTTTTCTATATTTGATAAATTATTTTCTGCAATAGGATTTGCTTGAGATATTTTATCACAAAATACCGGTACACCATTTAAGACAGCGTGTATAGCTGCCGTTGATTGCATTGATACCAAGGCATGACAATCTCTTAATTGTTCTTGTAAAGGTATTGTTTCTTGTTTAATTCTGGTTATGATTGGTCTATCTGTATATTTTCTTAATGTGTTGATTGTTTCGTCTAACCATTTTTGTTCGGTTGTATGATACAATCTGCATACTGCCCTTGTAGGAGGACAAACAAGAATATGATTACCAAATCTCCAACTACTATCAAAAGGTATAGGTTTAAATCTATGTATTCTATCTCTATCTTCGTCTGTAAGTTCTACAAGTTTATTAAGTTGCATTTGATTTTTAACAACTCTATACAATTGACCAAAACGACCTGCCCTATAATCTCTTGTAGCATGAAAGTAAGCATGGTCCATATAATAAAATTCGTGATTTCTTCTTTGACATTCCCATATAACTTTTTCTGAACCTCTTAATGTACCAACAACTGCAACAGGATTTGTAGTCCACTTTTGCCAATCAAAAGTAGGCCAATCACCAAAAGCAAATTGTTCTATATCGTTTTTACTATTAGTATGTACAATATCGCAAAACGCTTTTATAAACTCATCTTTGCCTGTGCTAGTACAAAATCCTTCAATCATCCTATTAACATTGCTTCTTTATAATTATAAAACCAGTCTTGTGAATAATCACAATCTTTGTAGTCTTCAAACCACGGTCCACCTTTTGTATAATGTACATTTTTTACATCATCTTTATGTTCGTACTCATCAACTAACCAGTTCCATTCTAAAGGCAAATCTCCGATAAGGTGGTCGCCTTCCAACCACTTAAATTGATGAAGTTCTAATCCACTAGCTTTATTTACATAGTCTGGAGTTAGTGTTGTACACTTCTTACAATTCATCAACATAAAACTAGACCAATTCTTTTTAGGATATGCTGTTTGAGTTTGACCTAAAAACTTTGTTTTTTCTTTTGGTGTATAATCATGTTTACAAACTTGAATAGCTTTACTATCGTCTCTCATACGCCATAATTCAGAGATATCTTCAAACATTAACATATCACAATCCATAAACAATGCCCAACCTTGATAATTCATTAGGTGTGGTATCATAAATCTACTAAAAGAAAACTCTGTACTAGACAAACTATTTCTTTCTCTTACAAAATCATCTTTTAAATTGTTTAATGCAATCGGTGTAATTGCAACAGGTTTTGTACTGTTTTGAATAATACTATGTGTCAATACATTGTACGCCACTTTCTCTTTACTATCGTATCCTATAAAAACATTTATCATCTTGACCTCACTAACTCCTTATTAACCTGCATAACCTTTTTTAATATTTTACTATCAGTAAAATTAGCAAATGCCTCTACATCTTTAGGAAAACAATTGCCATCATAACCTAATTTTTCAACTTTCATATGACTAGGTCCTATATTTTCAAACATACTTAATATACCTATCATCTCATTATATTTTGTACCATTGTATATCTTACTATACAACTCATGGAAAAATGTTACTTTAGTTGCTAACCAACTATTATGTATGTACTTTATCATACTAGCTGTCGTTCTATTTGTGATTACATTTTGTTTCTTTAAATCTTTAAACTTTGTCAACCAGAAACTTGTATCTGAACCACCCCATACACATATCTTTTGATTTTGAAAATCTAACTTAGCATGTTTTTCTCTTAAAAATTCTGGAGAATAAGTTACATTGTCAGGATACTTTTCTATTTGATTTGGTAAAATGGTTGACTTGATTAGTATTTTCATATCAGGCAGCCCATTTACAACCTTTCTAATTATACTATCGTCTGGCACACCTTTGACCGTAGGTGTAGGTAAACAAATAATGGCACCCTCGGCGTGTTTGTAATCTCTAATTTTATTTTTATTTAATCTAGGGTCTATTCTTACGACTTCATGGCCTAATTGCTCTAAACTATCAGCAATTGTGCCACCTACAAACCCACAACCAATTACCATTAACATTAAATTGCCTCGTTTGTATATGTGTTTAAATCATCTGTATCGGTTCTATGACCTACCGATTCTCTTTGAATATCATTATGGTCAAACTCTGCCCAATACAACTCAAACGCCACGCCGTCCTCTAATCCTTCAAACTGGTGAAATACTCCAGGTTTTACTCTTGTAAAATCACCTGCCTTTAAAATAGTTTCATCTACTAGGTCATAATCTTTCTGCCATACCTTGACTAACATTTTACCTTTTTCTACAAAAAAACCATTCCATTTAAAGTCATGTTTATGTTTAGAACAAGCAACACCTTTTTTAAACTCTATTCTATGAAACTCTAATACTCCGTTAGCATGTACTAACTCTGTTTGACCCCATATTTTACCTGCTTTCATTATACCCTCGCTTCTGGACTTTTCATTAATTTTTTTCTTTTAGGACCTTTGATATGGTCATAGACAGGACCTAATATTGACCTTGCTTGTACATGACCTACTTTTTCATCACCAATATCAAAGTTTTTTGTGCCTCTGTTTTCAAATTCTTTTCTAACATAATCCCAAATATAACTATCATGTACCTCTTTTAAATTATATAAACTATCACTATCATACATGTCTTTCATTCTACAAGCATATGCTTTTGTGTCTTTATGTCTTGTATTGAAATATAAAAAACCACATTCACTATAATGATTACCACGACCAAGATAAGTCATCATACTATTTTCTCTATGAATATGTTTTTTAATCCAATCTTCATCTATCATTTTGTAAAATACACTATCTGCGTCTATACAAATTAGACCATCATAATCTTCATTATTAATTAACATATCTGTATATGCATAAACTTTATATGAAAATCTTACTGCGTCTTGTAAAAAACCAGCAGGTGTATCTGGTACAGGTCTGTCTTTGTTTCTATTGACAAACTCCTCACAACTTGGTATTTCATCAAAGGTACTTCTTACAATAATATTTTGATTTGGCACATCTAACATATCTTCACTATAAACTGTTAAATGAAATGGCCAATTATAAGTTTCAAAAAACTTATAGCCATACTGTTTATACAGTTTCTTATTTAAAGTTGTTACTACACCTATATTCATTTTGTAAATATGGTTTCCTTTCTCATGTTACCTCTTCTATGGTAACCATTATCTTTTAGTATGTTTACTAAATTGTTATGTATTTGCACTTCGTATTGATTTCTTGTAGGTAATTCTAAACATAAAACCGTATTATGTTGTTTTAATAAATTTAGACCACCGTTTACAATTTCTGTTTCGTGTTCTTGACAATCTACTTTAATAAAATCTATGTTTTGACCTTCAAATTCTGGTATATAATCATCTAGTTTTTTTACATCAACTAGAGTTTTATTTAATTGTGATTCTTTAAGAGTTCTAATAGAATTACCATGTGTAACACCATGAGCCAATAAACTGACATTACCACTTTCATCTGGTGATGAAAATAATTCTGCGTTCTCTTGTTGTTTATCTGATAATGCAATCTCTTCAAGTTGCCAGTTATTATGATTTTTCATGTTATCTCTGTAACACTCTATATTTTCTGGATGTGGTTCAAATGCCCATACTTTTTTAAATTTTTTACACATATCATCTGACCAGAAACCAATATTACCACCAATATCTAATGCTAAATTCCAGTCTTTTACATAACTAAATGCATACTCTCTTTGTTCTCTTTGATAATGCCAATTGCCACCAAATTTAGTCATCATTGTATCATAATGATTATCCCAATCTGGCAATGACCAACCCTTAACTGTTTTCATATCCTACCTTTTGTATATAATAACTATCAACAATATCTGATATGGGGTTACCCACTTTTTCAGTATCAAATATCTTCTTCAAGTCAATTTTAGTTTCTTTCACAAATGCCTCATACATTTTATCTTTATCAGCATTACCTTTACCTGTAGCACCTTTTTTTACAACACTAGGTACAACTGTATCATATTTTAAATTCATCTCCATTAACCTATATTTAAGTATGCCACAGTTTTCGGCGATTTGAAATAATCCTTGACCTTTTGAACCAAAGGAATATCCCTCAATAAAGATATTGTCAATACTTCTATAACCGATTTTAGGTGAGATATGTTTTCCAATGACCTGAAAAACAAAGGTTGAGATATTTTTAAACCTCTCAATAGGGTCTGTCCAATCATCATGTTCATAACCGATAATATTCTCACTTTGTTTTCCAATCCACTTTTTCTTATTGGTCAAATAATAAAATATTAATTCACCATCAATGTTAATACAGACTGCTGGACTTGTTAAACTATAATCAATTCCAATTATCGTCTTCGTCTTCGTCTTTGTTAACCCACTCAACTTCATCCTCCTCATTTTCAACTTCATATCCACAGAAAGGACATGTAAGAGGTTGTAATTCATTCTCTTCCATATCCCACGCTATGGTATATTTAGTCTCACAATTGGAGCAGGTTTTTGTAACTTTATCTGGCATTATAGTTTAAATGTTTTAAATTGGTCTTTCTTAACATCTTGTTTAATACCACCGATAACATAAGATTCAATCTCTGTTTCTTGTGGTGCGTTTTGTGTACCCTTTGAATTCAACCAATGGTCTACCCACGGTAGAGGGTTTGTTTTTTGTTCGTACTTCGGTTCTAGGCCTATTCCTTTCATACGCCTGTTCGCCATGTACTCTACGAATTGGT